AAAGATCAAATTAAAGTGGTAATGCTACATCTGCCCGACGCTAACAAGAACATGAAAGGCTGGAAGAATAGTCCTGAGTGGATGGAAGCCTTGCGGGTAATGGCTACCCTAAATGTGCCTTGTGGTGTAGGTGCTATGACTATGGATAAAAGTGGTGTAGTTCACCCTGATTTGCAACCCATTGTGGGGCAATTAGCTGGATGGACGGGTCATACTAGGGCAGATAGCCTCAATGTGGAGCAAATTGGTGGGCAAGTAATTAGCATGACACCGCACAATATATTTAGTCTAACTTGTGCAAGCACACCTTTTTATGACCGTAATGTTCTTCTGCCAAATGGGGATGTCGTCTTATGCTGTATGGACTACAATCTCTCTCACATTTTAGGTAATCTGTTAACACAGACCTATGATGAAGTAATGCAGGGTAAACCCTTGCTGGATTTGATCGCCCTTAACGAAGCCCCCGAGTATTCTAAATGTAGTATCTGCAAAGCATGTGAGAATGTGAGGGAAATATGCGTGTAATGGTAATTACCCCGACTACTGGGAAAGATACGTTGGAACAAGCATTACTAAGCGTGGAAAGACAGACCATTGAAACCGAGCATCTTATTGTGCTTGATGGAAAAGATATGGCTACAAAACCAAGCGAAACAAACCTAAGAAAAGTAATCCAACTACCCGAAAACGTAGGAGGTAATGGCTGGTACGGACACCGAGTCTATGCCGCTATGCCACTAATGGTAAACGCTGATTACATTTTGTTTTTAGATGAAGATAATTGGTTCGAGCCAAATCATGTGAAAACCATGATAAATAAAATTAAATCAAAAGACCTAATGTGGTCTTACAGCTTGAGGAGAATCTGTGATGAACGAGGACAATATGTTCTTGACGATGATTGCGAGTCACTCGGTCGCTACCCGACGTTTTACGACCATATGCTTAACTTTGTTGATACTAATTGTTATTGCTTTAAGCGTGAGTATTTGGTCAGTATTGCTCATGCTTTCTACGGGCAGTGGGGCGCAGACAGGGGTTTCTATAAAGCTGCCTCAACAAATTTGCCTTCCTTTGGATGCACGGGCGAGGCTACAGTTAATTACAGAGCACCCGAAAGATTACTTGGAATGTTTAGAGAGGGTAACGAAGCTATGAAAAAAGCATACGGCGATTTGCCATGGAGGAAGAAATGATTGAAACATTAGTTAAAGCGCAACCATTAGATAATGATGTTGCAGTTATGAAAATACTACAACTGATGGGGCAATTAAGCCCAAATGATATTGCATACATATTAAAAGTATCAGCACAAGTTTACAAAACAATTGGAGAAAACAAATGAGCTTTAAAAAAGAAAAACCACCAGCTATAGCGCCTATTAAATTTACACCCCCACAACAGACTAAGCTGTTTGTAGCTACACCAATGTACGGAGGTATGTGTACAGGTATGTATTCCTCAGGTGTTATGCAACTTGTTGGAACTTGTGGTCAAAACAATATACAGATGTACTACAGTTTTATGATGAACGAGTCTTTAATTACTCGTGCCCGTAATAGCATGGCATACGACTTTTTAAAATCCGACGCAACTCATTTAATGTTTATTGATGCTGATATTAGTTTTAATCCAAATGATATTCCTATGATGGTTAAAGCTGACAAAGATATTATTTGCGGTCTTTACCCTAAGAAAGAAATTAACTGGGTTGAAGTAGATGCGGCAGTTAAACGAGGTGTGCCACCAGCAGAATTGAGCAAACATACAGGCGCATTTGTAGTAAACCTTCCTAGTGGACAGCAAACAACTTCAGGTCCGATTATGGAGCCGATGGAAATTGCTAACGGCGGTACAGGGTTTATGTTAATTAAACGCAAAGTATTTGATGCATTAGCAGATAAAGTCCCAAGCTATACCAACGATATGTACCATGCAGTAGACACGGTTCGTGAAGTTAAAGTTATTAAAGAGTTCTTTGCTACCAGCATTGATGAAGAAAGTAACCGATTACTTTCCGAAGACTACCACTTCTGCAAGATTGCAAGAGAAGCTGGGTTTAAAGTATATGCCGCACCTTGGGCTGCTTTTGGTCACACAGGCACATATACATTTAGCGGACAACTACCTAGGAGCGAATGATGCAAATCCCAATACCGTTTTTTGGATGGATTACGATTGACGAGGAAGATACCGAGCAAATGTTAAGAGACCAGCTACGCATCCAACAAAGACGGATTGAGGAGTTGGAAACCGAGCTAATGAAAAAGGAGAAGAAAGATGATTAAGTTTTTATTATGTGCAACGCTTGTGGGTACTGCACAGGCGCAAGTAGTTATATACACAGACTCATATGGGCAACCAGCGGGGGCGGCTATCTATCAAAACAACATGCAACCACCTCCACAGGCTGAACGTAGCAGACAATACATACCACCAGTAGTCCAACCGACTACACCATACCCTGTGTTTATTGCGTCCCCATCTGTACCTAGTCCGTATTACATTAATCCTCAAGGAGCGCGCAATGAACGAAAATGATTTGAGGGATTGCTTTGCGATGTTTGCTATGGGGAATTTAATACAAGCTTACGCAACAATATCATCAAGATTAGATGTGAAAGAAATATGTGATGGTGCGTATCAATATGCAGATGCAATGCTAGAAGCCCGTAACACAGACGAAGAACTTGGTATAGCCGCATTAAAACCTAAGAGGAAGTATGCCCGTAAAGAAGCTTGATTTGCATGAGGTATTAGATTTAGTGTTACCGTTATTGAAGGAGAAATATGTAGTGCCGAAGTTTGAGGGTATAGCTGATGTTCAATATACAATAGGTAAAGTACCAAGAAAAATACCCACTGTAAGGAAAGCACGATGATTGATTACGCAGAATTTTTAATTAAAGCTAGGCACAATTTAAAAGAGTTTGAGATAGCAATGAACAATAGACGGTTTGATGAAGCGCACGAATGGATGATGAATGCTTTTGTAGATGTTCGATTGATGACCCACTTAAGTAATGAGGCAAAAACATGCGAAAACTAATTTTGAAATGGTTGGGTATAACAGAACACCCCGAAGATGGAAGGTTGTTTGCTACTAAAATATGCAATGACCAACACGATACAAAACCCAATTTTAGGATTGGAATTATTAATACCATGAACAATATGAAAGTATTGGAAGTTGGTACGTATTCACAACAGGCGGGTAAACACTTTGCTCATGACGATTGGTCATACGAGTTTTTTGCGGTTGAACCTGAGCAAAAGCTAAGCGATGCAATTGCTTTGGTGTTAACCATAAAGGGTTTAGAAAAATGACAGCTTGGTCATATAGTAGCCTTAAGACGTTCCAACAATGCCCTAAAAAGTATTACCATTTAAAGGTAGCCAAGGACATTAAAGACGACGGTAGTGAAGCTACTATCTATGGGCAAGAAATACACAAAGCGGCAGAAGACTTTGTTAAAGATGGCACACCCATACCTGAGAAGTTTGCATTTATTAAGCCAGTAGTTGAGGCGCTAAACCGCATCAAAGGTGAGAAGCATACCGAGATTCAGTTAGGAGTTGCCAACAACGAAGGCAAGTTAGCCCCTTGTGGGTTCTTTGATAAAGGTGTTTGGTATCGTGGTATTGCCGACTTACTAATTATTAACGGGGAAGAAGGCTTTTTGGTTGACTACAAGAGTAGTAAAAATGCCAAGTATGCCGACCTCAAGCAGTTAGATTTATTAGCGGCAGCCGTATTTCTACACTATCCACAAGTAACGAAACTTAAGTCTGCTTTGCTATTTGTAGTAAGTAATGAGTTTGTAAACAAAGAACACAATTCGCAACACAAATTAGCCTATTTTGAGCATGTTCGGTATGACTTAGAACGTCTTGAAACAGCTATGAAAACGGGTGTATGGAATGCAGTATCAGGTCCGTTATGCGGTTGGTGTCCTGTAAAGACTTGCCATAATTATAGAGAACGGCGAAAATAATAGGATTAAAGGAGAACCTCATGCCATATAAAAACAAAGCTGACAGAAAATACGTACAAGCCGAAAAGTACGAGGATTCCCCTACACAAGTAAAAAATAGAGAGGCTCGTAATAGGGCACGTGCGGAGCTAGCTAAAAAAGGAAAGGTAACAAAGGGAGATGGAAAAGATGTTGACCACGTCACACCCCTCAGCAAAGGTGGGACTAATAGCGCAGGTAATCTCAAAGTTAAATCCGCTAGCAAGAACAGATCGTTTAGTCGAAACTCAGACCACTCGCTCAAGCGAAATGTCAGCAAAAAATAGCATCCTAACGGATTACAACTGGCCTGGAAAATATAAACCGTTTGCACATCAAAAGCAAACTGCTGAATTCCTTACATTAAACCGTAAAGCATTTTGCTTTAACGAACAGGGCACTGGTAAAACAGCTAGTGTGATATGGGCAACTGATTACCTCATGACTCTTGGGGTAGTAAAACGTGTGCTTGTTATATGCCCTTTGTCCATCATGAAGTCCGCATGGCAACAGGACTTATTTAAGTTTGCTATTCATCGAACGTGCGACGTAGCCTATGGTGAAGCTAAGCAACGCAGGAAGATTATTAACGCTGGCGCTGAGTTTGTAATTATTAACTTTGATGGTGTTGAGATTGTTAAAGAAGACATAATGAATGGTGGTTTTGATCTTGTTGTAGTAGATGAAGCTAGCGCATATAAGAATGCCCAAACAACCCGCTGGAAAACCTTAAGGGATGTAGCTACAAAAGTTAAAGGCATGTGGATGCTAACTGGTACACCAGCCGCACAATCTCCAGTAGATGCTTATGGTTTAGCTAGACTAATTAATCCTGATAACACCCCTAAATTTTATGGTCAGTTCCGTGACCAAGTACTACAAAAAGTTAGTATGTATCGTTGGGTTCCAAAACCACATGCACAACAAATCGTACACAAGGTACTACAACCAGCAATCCGTTTTGAAAAAAACCAATGCTTAGACTTACCTGATGTAACTTTTGTAGAACGAGATGCACCACTTACCCCACAACAGAACAAGTATTATGACCTCCTTAAAAAGCTTATGACTATGTCAGCGGCAGGGGAGCAAGTAACAGCAGTAAACGCAGCTACTAATATTAATAAGTTACTACAGATTTCTGGAGGTGCGGTCTATACCGATACTGGAGAAGTAGTAGAGTTTGATGTAAGCAACCGCTTAAAAGTAATACAAGAAGTTATTGAAGAAGCGTCACACAAAGTGTTGGTCTTTGTACCATTCACGCACACAATAGAGTTATTAAACAAATACTTAACAAACGCTGGTATTACTTGCGCAGTCATAAACGGACAAGTACCGGTAAATAAACGTCATGAAATAATTAACGACTTTCAACAGACTGAAAATACTCGTGTACTAATTATTCAACCGCAAGCCGCATCACATGGGTTAACCCTAACTGCCGCTAACGTAGTTATTTGGTATGCTCCAGTAACCAGCGTAGAAACTTATCTACAAGCAAATGCACGTATCAACCGCCCTGGTCAAAAGAATCCTATGACTATTGTGCATATCAAGGGCAGTGAAGTAGAGGCTAGGTTATACAAAATGCTAAACAATAATATAGATAACCACTCAAAAATAATTGATCTATACAGACAAGAAATTGAAAATAATATTTGACATTGTCAAAAGATGTGGTATAGTAGAAGTTCGTAAAGAAGGAGCTAAGATGGACAATATAACAACAGATAAGCTTGCCGAGATTTACATCAAAATCAGAGACAAGCGTGCTGAATTAAAAGAGAAGTACGAAGCAGAAGACGTTGAACTCAAAACTCAACAAGATATGCTTGCAGAAAGAATGCTTGACGTATGCCGTGAAATAAATGCGGACAGCATCAAGACACCAGCAGGGACAATTATTCGTAAAGTGGATACACGGTACTGGACGACTGATTGGGATTCTATGTATCAATTCATAGTAGAGAATGATGCATACCCCCTGCTCGAGAAAAGGTTGCATCAAACCAACCTTAAGCAGTTTCTCGATGAGAATCCAAATCTGTTACCTGCTGGTTTACAAGCAGACAGTAAATACACCGTGGTCGTTAGAAGGAGCAAATCATGAGCAACATCTCAATTTTTCAACAGAAAAACTCAGTAGCAACTAGCCGTGAGGTTAGCGAATTATCCAAGGCATTAGCGGGTGCAAACACAAATACATCTCGTCGTATTACTATGTCTAAGGGCGTTTTCCGTCGTATCGTAAACGGCAAAGAAGCTGGTAAGGTTAAAGATGGTTTCATCAATGTAATCATTATTAATGCACTACCAAAGGTATCCCGTCAGTTCTATGCATCTACATATGATCCTGATGCGGCTCCTACTCTGCCTGACTGCTGGTCTAACTTAGGTGATGTACCCGATGCTAAGGCTGCAAACCCACAATCAAACTCATGCGCTACATGCCCACAGAACATCGAAGGCTCAGGCACAAATGGTAAGGGTCGTGCATGTCGTTACAACCGTCGTGTTGCATTGATGCTTGAAGGCGATATGAGTGGTGACATCTACCAGTTCAATATCCCAGCTAAGTCTTTGTTTGGTAAGGGTGT